ATGATTGATGCTTGGTTGATTTCAGCAAAAGTTCTGAAAACTTCTTTCTGTTCGTCAGTTAGGAAATCCAAATGTTGTACTGAACCGTCATGTTTTTTAATACTATCCCAAGTAGCCTTAGTATCCTTTTTCAATTCAACTAACAAGTTTTTCAATACTGGATTCTTAATAGTCACTTTCAACTTCGCAACATCTTTAACATAACAGTTAGACCAAATTGGTTCAATTGATTGTGATACCTGACCTAAAATGAATGCTGAAGATGTTGTTGGTGCAATAGCATTCAATGTAACATTTCTTCTACCATAACCTTTAAGTGTCTCAGGTTCCCCAAAAATCTTAGCAAGTTCCTCAGATGCTTTGTAAGACTTATCTTTAATCAACTTAAACACTTGAACGTTCAACTTAGCAGTTTCTTTAGTATCAAATCCTAATCCTTTTGATTGTAGTAGTGAGTGCCATCCCAATACTCCCAAACCTAACGCTCTTTGTCTAACTGCGAAGTTATAAGATTTCTCCAAATAGAAGAATGCTCTTTGTCCTTCAATAGTTCCATTAGTTCTCAATGAATCAATCTTATCAATAAACTCCGTTACAACCGCATCTAAGAAATAAACCATAGTCTCAACTGCGTCAGTGTCTTTCCATTCATCGTAATGTAAAAGATTCATTGATGATAACACACAAACAAACGACTCTTCTTCAGAGTTGTGAAGTGCAATTTCAGAACAAAGATTTGAATTATAAATCTTCATACCTTTATCACGATACACTTCAGGTGCTTTTTTGTTCATTGTATCAGAGAACATAATGTAAGGATACCCAATCTCCCCACGTCTTTGAATCACCTTAGCCCAAATTGCTCGTTTATTTTTGTCACCAGCAATCATGTCAGTCATAAAATCATCACTTACCGTTACTGCGTGTGTCAAATCTTGAATTGGGAACCCTTCAGTACCAATCTCCAAAAACTCCTTAATATCAGGATGTTCAATCGGTAAGTAAGGTGAGAATCTACCTCTACGAGTTGACCCTTGTGAGATGTTATCTACAACACTTTGGAATAGGTTCATGAAATGTACTGAACCAGGTGCGTGTCCATTATCAGTAATCTCAGCACCTCTACCTCTAATGTTACCAAAGTAACCTGATGTTCCCCCACCCATCTTACTCATCTCACCAACTTCAGCTTGAGTGTAAAGAATTGACTCAATATTATCACCGATGTTTGAACCAAAGCAACTCACAGGTAAACCTCTTTTCTTACCAAAATTAGCCCAAACAGGTGATGATAATGAATACCATCCCTTACCCATGTAATCATAAAACTTTTCCGCAAATCCTTCCATACCTAAAAGTTTTTCTGCGTGTTCGGCAATGACTTTAATTCTTGCCAGTGGTTCTTCACCCTCACTCAAATATCCTCTACGAAGGAAGGTTATTGATTCTTCATTAATCCAATCAAAAGGTTTTCTATTGTCCATATTATAAAATTAAAATTTGTTATTAAAATAAATCGTTTACTGTTATTGATTTTTGTTTTTTGCTATAATTAATACTTCTCTTGTTAAAGAAGTCTGTGTGTTTGGTAGTAAGAATTTCATCATCAAACCATTCAGTTGTTTCCAACATTTTTTGGTCTACTTTGAATACACTGTTAATACCAATAGAGTTCAAAGATACATTAAATCTATGTTTAATAAACTCCAAAGTTTGTTCTTTTGTTAAGAAATCAAGGTCTCCTTTTTCAAAAATCCACTCAATGATTTCAGATTCAGCTTCATAAGCATCTAAAGTAGCCTCAACTAAGTCATCAATTAAATCTTCAGTCCACCAAGTTGGGTTTTCTCTTTTAATAAGATTAACCAAATCAAAACCAAACTCAGCGTGAATGTTTTCCTCTTTTGATGTTGCTTCAACAGCATTACTCATACCTTTCAAAACGTTCTTATGTTTGTTAAATGACATAATAACTAAGAATTGTGAGAATAATGATACGTTTTCTACAAACATTGAGAATAAGATAACAGATTCAAAGTATTCTTTGTTTTCAACCGCTTTTGAATTTGTGATAGATTTTTCCAAATATTTGATTCGTCTACGAATTGCCGGTACTTCCAACAAATTTTCAAACTCACTATTCAATCCTAACAATTGAATTAAGTGTGAATATGCGTCAGCGTGTCTAACTTCAGACTCTGCAAATGTCGCTCCAACACTTCCGATTTCAGGTTTAGGCATTCTTTTGTAGATATCACCCCAGAATGTCTTAACCGCAATCTCAATTTGTGAGATAGCCAACATCGCTCTTTGTACCGCAGATTTTTCTTTTTCATTCAAGTGAACCATGAAGTCTTGGATATCTGAAGTAAAGTTAAACTCAGTGTGAACCCAATATGAGTGTCTGATAGCATCAACATACTCAACTAAATTTGGGTATTCATAAGGTTTCAGAGTCACTCTTTTTGTAAAGATATTTGGTCTGTGCTTTGAACGATAGATTATGTATTCTTTAGCCACATCATTCAATCCGTTGTCCATCAACTTATTCTCAACCATGTCGTGAATTTCGTCAACGTGAGGAATGCGATTTTTGTCGCCTCTGAATAGACTTTTTTTGGTTAATCTAGCAATCTTGTCAGCCATTTCAATATCAATTTTGTCAATACTTTCCATAGCCTTTAGTATTGCGTTTTTAATCTTCTCGGATTCAAATAGAACTTTCTCACCAGTTCTTTTGATTACATAACGAGTTTCGTTTTCAATCATGTTTAAAATATTGTCCATATTATTGTATTAAATTATAATTTATTAATTTGGTAGTTCTCTTTGTTTTCTTTTCTCCATGAGTTCTTTGATACGGTCTCGTTTCTGTTCTTCTCTGTTCTCTTGGAATCCTAAGAAAGTAACTGATGACTCGGTATCAATTTCCAATAACTCATTATCAAACTTACAGTTTTCAAAAATAACACCATCTTTTCCCAATCGTGACTTTGTGATTGCGATAGTCGCCAACTTCATCTCCTTCTGTTGTAGTGTTTTAGCTACAGAGATAATAACGTGACCAACTTGAGCTTTCTTAATTGAACCCCCCATTTGGTCTGTAGTTACAACCTCAGAAGAAATTGAAGAACGATTACCTTGTGTTGCTGTCCAACCTGCGATGTTTAGTTCGTGACACATAGCTTCAAATGCTCTCATAACAGCACCTTCACTCTTCCACTCATCACTTAACATTTTATTAGGTACCACACAGTCAATATAATCCAACACAATTAAGTCAATCTTAATTCCATCGGCAATCATTTTTCTAACTTGATTCTTAATCTGATTCATAGTATGAACATCAGATGGTAGTTTCTTCAAAATCAACTTGTTTTGCATATTGTTTTTGATTTCTTCTACCCTACTCATAACTTCTTCTTTATGCAAAGATAAGTCATCAGGAGCGATTTTTGTCCACATTGTAAAATGTTTTCTTTGAATAATCTTTGGGTTATCCTCAAAGAAAATTTGTAAGACATTATACCCAAGATTGAAACCTGTGTTTGCAATCTTAGAAAGAATTGTGGTTTTACCCACACCTGTTGGTGCCAAAATAACACCAATTTCACCTTTAGCTAATCCACCTTTTAACAGATTATCAATACCATCAATACCCATTGGGATTGGATGACGATAATCATCATTTAATACATCATCTAAATTAGAAAAAACTTCACCTGTATCATTGTTTCTTTCACCTACTTGAAGTGCGTTACGAACCAACTCTTCAACTTTGTCATAGTTTTCAAACTCACCAGCATCAATAATCTTCTGAGCCTTAACCATAACTTTTTGGAGTTCTTGTTGTTTACAAAACTTCAACGCTTTTTCTTGTACAAAAGCGGAACCTTCAAATGGAGCATCTTTAATTTTTTGAATGGTATCCATTAATATTTTTAATATTAATTCATTTGGATACTCACTTTTAGCAATCTGCTCTAAAGTGTCAAAAGATGGTGAACACTGATACTTCGCATAATATTCTCTTATCATTGTTAAGAGAATTTTGAAGTATTTGTTTTCAAAATGTCCGGGTTCTATTACGTCAATGATTACATTGGAAAAGTTCTTATCTAATATGATTTGATTTAATAATTGTACTTGAAATGTCTGTCCTAAATATTCAAAATTTTTACTTGCCGCCATAACTGATAAGACCTTTTGGAATTAATAAATATTACCCATTTGTTTGAATTCCGCAGTAGTCAAAGTTAAATTTTTCTTGTGAAAAAATGTCAGTCAAACCCCTAAGTAAACTTTTTACTTGCGGACGTATGTCTACGGTGTATCTAATCTTAGGTGGGTACAATTTTGCGTCAAGAATTCTATGACAAATTGTCTGTTCACCTATCTTCAAATAGATGTTAAAATACTCGGGTCCGTCAGTAAATGACGTGTTAAGGACGCTTTCGTCTGACTCAATTTGTTCACGGTTCTCCAAAAGATAAACTACTGACCTCATCTTCAAATCATACGAGAAGTCATAAGCAAAATCCTTGATGTAGTGATACAAATCCATAGAGTACCTCGCCTCTGAATTGTAATCTCTAACATTGAAGAATCGTTGAATAACGATGTTGTCATTCAAGGTAATAAGAAACTCAAGTTTCATTACATCCGTTTCATTGTGTTTGTTTTCTTTCATACTCATTTGTTTTTTTTGTATACTTTTTTTTCTTTTCTGGTTAGTTTCATAAATGGTCTGATGAACTCAACCCAAGCATCATCAGCTTTTGGTAGAAATTTAAAGAACCCATCTTCCATCATCATTTTGATGAGATTCTTATACCCCCTACCATCGGGGTCTAAACTTTCACGATAATAGTCCTCAACAACTTCTTTACCTTCTTCATTTATTAAAGGGTTTGATAAATCAATAATTTTTTCATTAATATCAAAAAATTCCTGTCCATAAATTCCTGATTTTGTTTTACCTGACAAAAGATTCTTAAGGAGATTATTATCCTTATCCTCTTTTAATAGGTTCTCAGCCTTGGTTAAAATATCGTTAACTGATACTTCACTATCAAGTAGCTCAGGAAAATATTTAACTAAATTCTTCTCACCAAGATAATAGATACCCTCAATATTATCCGATTTATCACCTGATAAAATTTTATAAGTTTTAATGTTATAGTGGGGTATTTTAATATCGTGTAATTTCACCTTATCATTGAGTTTATAGAGATATTTCTCCATAGGTGAGTACACAGATACTTTGGGTGAAATAAGTTGCAAATAATCCTTGTCTGATGAAAAAATTGTTTTGATTTCATCTTCAGAAATTTGACAATAATATGCTATTAAATCATCAGATTCGTTACCTTCAACATGAACCTGTCTAACGAACATTTCTTCCAAGTATTGGCGAATTCGTGCTCGTTGTTGAATTTGTGATTCGTATTTTGATTCGTTTAAAGAATCCCTACGATTCATCTTGTAGTTGGGATAGAGTTTTTGTCTCACAAGAGCATTATTCTCTCCATCCCAAAATACTACAACTTTGTCATAATTATCTTCATTAATAAACCTTCTCAACGTGTTAACGAAGTGATATAAACCACCGATGTGTTTACCTTCATGAAAAAGGTCTCTAACACCGTGAAATCCTATTTTGAAGAGGTTATCTCCGTCAACCAATAATGTCTTTAACACTTGTTTAATCTTGAAGGTCCGACTGTTCTTTTTCTTCCTCTAGTTTGAAATCTCCACCGACTCCAATGACATCTTTCCAATACTCAGATTGTTCTGATTTGTATTGCTCAATAGACTTCTTTTCTTCCGCAGGGTCTTTACCCGCCAAAAATCCGTGAGGTGTAACCATAATTTTACCATCCTCGTATCCCAATCCATTAATGTGATTCTTCATTACTGATACCTTTGTTCGTGTAGCAAACTTAACCTTTCTTTTGTCTTTTACCGCAGAAATTTTTGTTGTACCAGCACCTTTTTGATTTCCAAACAAAAATACCAAAGAAGAGTTCAACCAAATTGCCTCACCACCTTTAGCCTTAATCTTTGGTTGTCCAAAAGGATTGTCAGGTAATTCAACCCACGGTTGGTTAACAATAACCAAACTGTTCTCAAATTTTGAATCCGCTTTACGAGAACCTGAAATTCTTTGGTTAATACCCATACCAATCTTGTCAGCAAGAACTGCTGCGTTGTGTTGTTTACCACCTTTACCTTCGTAAGTCATCTTACAAGGTACAGAACCAACTGAATCCCATA